TGATTAGGGACGAAGGCGAATTCATCGAGGAAGAGGATATTGAACGACATGCCTCTGACAGCACTCGCAGATGTAGAAGCTGCCAATATCTTACTGCCATTTTCTAACTCCAATGAACCTTTATTCCATGCTATTATACCTTGTTGCATCCATTTAGGAACATTTTCATATGCAGTTTGTAATCTTCCTAAAAGTTCTCTAGCAGTAGCTGCTTTATTTGCCAATATACCAATATTTACACTATCATTAAAAAGTAAATAATGTAATAGATAAGATATAACAGTTGTAGATTTACCTGTTTGTCTAGGCATCTTACAAATATTAAATCTATTATCATGAAAATTATGTATTAATTTCTTTTGAAAAGAATATGGTTTAAAAGGTATTAAACCAGAGTCAAGAGTAACAATTTTTACATACTGTTCTGCAAAATATACAGGATCATCTTTACATTTAATAAATTCAATAACCTGTTCTTCTGTAAATTCAATTAAGGTATTAGCTTTTTTTAATAAAGGATTACCAAGATATACATCATTCATAAAAAATTAATCCTTTTCTATTTTTTGGTATTAGGGCACTCTTCTAATCCATGAATAGAACATTTTTTCCCTTTTTTTGTATGAGAACAATCTGATTTTTTTTCTTGATTTTTTGGCCTAATTTTTCCTGCCTTTTTTAAAGCTTCAATCTTATCTCTTCCTTGCAATCTACTAGCCTTTCTAACAAAAGTGTCAAATGATGCATATTTTGATCTATATGGACTATCGTCAGGGTCTTCAATGAGTTGATTTTCATTATTAGAAGTATTTGTACCATTAACCTCTAACTCTTCGCTGACGCCCCCTCCATCACCATTTCCACCACCATTTCCGTTTTCATTCTCATTTTCATCATCATCCTTATCTCTTGCAAGATATCCACTTGACATAACATGCCATCCACGTGGAACTTTTTTACATTTCTCATCAGTAAAACAATAATAATATCCTTTCTTACAAGATTTCATGTATATTAATTTTTATTACTATTATTATTTAGAAAATCTTGTTTTAATAATTTTGACAACTCTGAAGTAGAACCAACAAATAAGGCATTATTAGTAACATTATTATTTGTTGTTTTCTTCACATTATCTTCATCAATTTCTTTAACTTTCTTTTGCAAATCTACTAATTTATCCGTAGTATCAGCAACATTTTTAATTAATTGCCCAACAACTTCATATGCACGAGGACTATCACTTTCGTCTGCAAGTTCCATAATACCATTAATTGCTTCTTGACCTTTTTCAATTAATGAATATAAATTTGCTCTAGTATAAGTATAATCTTTTTCTATATCATCTAATTTTATAGATTCAGATTTATTAGATTTTACAATAGATATATTTTCTTCAGGCATAGAAGTATTAAAAGTATCATTCAATTTGTTAAAATCCTTTGCCATGATTATTTTTATACGTCAGTTTGTTGGATTGGACTATAAACTTTAGAATCTCCTAATGTTTGCCAATCCTCATCAAATGACCAATTATCATCTGGAGCAGCATCAACAGGTTTTGGTTGTACTGTATATCTCATTTCACGTTTAGCAGTTGTAACATCAGTACTTGTATACATATCAACTTGAGCCTTACGGATAAGAGAATCAGTACTATCACTAATAGGACCAAAGAGATAAGTTTTTGCAGTAAATTGTAATGTATAGATAATCAATCTTCTAGATGAAAAATCTCCTTCATAATCATCTCTAAAAGAAACAGAATCTAAAACTATAGGAATATCTTTCTTTTCATCAACAACATCTGTCATATCTACAGTAACTGTAAATGATGGTTGAAAAAATGGTAAAATTTGTTCTACTACTTGAAGAACTTCATCATTAAGTTTAGACATAACATTAAGTTCAAAACCAATATTATATGGAATTGGCATATAAACTTTTCTAGTTTTATCATCAGTTCCTACACTTTTAAATGTTTGAACAAGACTTGTTTTTCTTGAAGGATCATATTTCAAAGAATTCATTTCAAATGATATTCTTGGCAATGTAATAGCAACTGGTTTATTAAGATCTGCTTGCTGTTCTAACCTTGCAAGAAATTTTTGAGTAGGTCCATATGAAAGAGGAACTCTTATTTCACTAAAAGCAGATCCACTAGCATCTTTAGATTTAATTACAATATCATTAAACAAATTACCAAATGCAATAATTGTCCTTCTAATATTTTGATGATAAAAATATGTCCCTAACATTAGTAATTACCGAATAAATTTTTCTCTGTAAAATCGATTATAGAAGTAGATTCAGTTTGTATCTCATCATTTTGATCATATTTATCTTCACTTGATGGATTTTCTCCTAAATCAGAAATTGTATATCTTGCACTTGATGCAGATCCTACAACAACTTCTCCATCAAGGAAAGTTCCTGCAATATTTGCTATTTGTAAAACTTTAGTAGATACATTCCAATTTTTAACTCTTGCAGTAGTATTAGAAGTTTCTCCAGTTACTACTTCATTAAATATATATGTGCCAATTCCTGTTATTGTTGCAGATGCTGCAAACTCTACTATAGGAGCACTATATTCAGGTACTGTAAATCCAATTCCAGCATGACTTATATAAACTGAAGTAACTGTTCCTGCAGCAGAAACATTTGCAATTCCTGTAGGTACAGTACCAGGAAAATCTTCTATATCTGCCCTAAAAGTTACTACTGGAGATTTATTATATCCAGATCCACCATCATTTATAATAATTTCTTTTATTCCATTAGAATCAGTATCTATTTCTGCAACTGCTGTAGCACCAACACCAGTTGTTCCACTAATAATAACATTAGGAATAACTATATATCCAGCACCAGCATTAGTTAAATATAATTCTCTAACAGAACAAAAATTCCCAGTGCATGATGTTATTGCAACAGCAGTTGCTGTTACTCCTCCATCTGGAGGACTATCTATTATTACATTTGGAACTGTAGTATAATTATATCCATCGTCTATTAAATTAAGTTTTTTAACATAACCAACTTCATCATTTAATGTTGTTTGAGCACTAGCATAAGATCCTGATCCAAAAAGAGTTAAAGATTTAATATAACCATATTCTTGAAGTGATTGATCAATATCAGAAATTGAAGTATCAATAATTGATCTATCACTATATTCAAATAGTTCGCATTGAAGTTCATAAACATATGTTTTACCTAATTGATAAAAAGGTTGTTCATGTTCAACAAATTTAATTTCAAAAAGTCTTTCACCAAGAGGGAACCATATTAAATCACCTTCTCTTGGTCTTAATGACGTTGTATTTTGTGCAGCAGGAATATTGGACAAAAATGGTGAAATAAAATCTTCAAATTTTTCTTTAGATATAATTAATGTAACTTCATCTTTTAATTGCATTCCAAATTTAGTTAGTATATCTCCAGATCCACTATATCCATCATAATTACTTAAATATGCCTCAATCATAAACTTATCAGTAAATTGGGAAGAACTAACTTCCTCCATTATTGTTTCTTTTCTAATAATTCTCTGTGGTATATAAGCAACCTCCATTCCATACATGGATAGTTGTTCATTAATTAATGATTGTATTAATCTTTGTTCAGATGATGAACCATGTAAAAAAAATGAATTTAATGCCATAATTACCCTATGAAATCATATGGTGGTAATTCGTACTCTGTTGCCATCCTTTGTTTAAGAGATGCTAATTCTCTTTCTGCATCATCATACATTTCTCTCCCATTTAATTCAATTCCACCAGGCAATTTAACTCCTCTAAATTTAAGTAAATTTTGTCCCCATTGCCTTTTTATTAAAGAAGTTAAATAAATTTTTAAAAAACTATCATTATAAATTTGTGTGAATGATGCAGGATCTAAGGCTCTATAACAATCAATAACAATAAACTTATCAGCTGATTGGGAACCCCAATCAATGTCCAAATATAATCTATCTTGTCTTTTATTAAATCTAATTTGTTTATCTGTAGTTAATAAATGATCAATATCTTCAAGATAACTTTTTACCATTGAATATTGTAATAATTCAACAGAATTAAAATAGTATAAATCATTCAAAAATAACTGATACTTAATACTAAACATTCCTCCTGATATGGAACTAGTATCAAATTTAAATATTTTTTCAATACCAATTACAGATTCTGGAACTTGAATATAATTTGAATTTTCATAAAAATTAAATGTTTTTGAAGTTCCATCAATTGTAGAAGTTCCTGTAGTTGTTACAATACCAATACCATTTTTCCCATTAACAGTATTTGAATCTGTAGAAACTACTCCTTTACCTCTATCAATATCATCTTGAGTAATTTGATACTTAAGATACATTCTTTCAACGCCATCAAAATGCCTTTCATTAAAATATTGTATAGAATCATCAACTAAATCATCTAATTGATCATCCTCTACATTAATTTCTAAAACTGGATATCCAAGTTTTCGTAAACAATAATCTATCAATCCTTGTCTTGTTGATGGTTTTGCCATTTTTTATTACCTTGTTACAGTTTTTGAAACTATTACAGATCCTTCAAGAACTCTTGTTTTAGTTTCATCATTAGTTTTTGTTAAAACAACATCATAAACATATCTTCCAGGTTTTAAATTTGCACTATTATCTGGAGTTAAACTCAAAGTAAGTTCCCCATTTGAAGGAGAAGGTGCCGTCATAGCAAAACTAACATAAGTACTGCTATTAGGATGTTTTCTTAATTGTGATTGATATGTATATTCAGATAAATTCAAAGCACTACCATCATCATCAGTTAAAGTGATCGTTTGATTAAAACTTGTTGAAGTATTAATCGATAAATTCAGTGCAAAAGGTGCAGCCATCTACCTTTATTATAAGTTCTCTATTTATTTATCTTCTTATTAAGATCCATTAATAAAGATTTAATTTCACTCATATCTGACTTTAACTTATTAATTTCTTTTCTGGTATTCATTCTATTCGTAGATGTATTAATATATTGATGATAAGCATTATCATCTTTATTAATTAATGCTCCAGTATTTGCATCTCTATAAAGATGTGAAGATCCTTCTACTTTTAATAATTTCATCATGCTAATGCAATTGCACGAAGATCTTTAAATCTAGGATATTTATCCATCTTAGATGAAGTCATAACAATCTTTATTGCAAATCCTACAAATGGACCAACATTTGGCGCAGTATATTCATATTGAATAAACTGATTATCAGAACTACTACTTGGAGTAAATTTATCTGGTAATCCACTATTTTTAGATACATCAATAACATCCAAATACCCATCAGTATCAGCATCAATAGTTAAATTTTGATATCCAGGGAACATCTCAAAAGTTTGAATTGAAGGATTTCCTTCTACTTTCACTAAAGAATACATAACTCTAAAATCTGCTGCTTTATCTCTAAATGCAGATAACATAACTTTTAAAGTATTGGATGATTGTGCCAATCTCACGGTTTTAGATACATATGTTGATTTATGAGGATCAAATAAAAATGTTGATGTTCTTTTATCATTAACATAGTCTATATCTGGTTTATCTATTCTATGTTTTGAATATTCTGCTGTAATATCATCTAAAAACATCATTGGAGAAAGATTATAATTATTTGTAGAAAAAGTTAAAGCCAATATACTTGATCTTTTTTCAGGTAAAGAAGTTAAATATTCATCAGCATTAGGTGATGAAGATACCATTCTCAATGATGACATTTTATTTCTACGATTAAGTTCAATATCTTGATACGGAATATCAGTAAATGATATTTCAGATCCTTTAACACTAGTCGAACTTACAGTTCTTATTTGTGCAGTTGCATTAACACTAGGAGATAAAGATATATAACTTGCTAAAGGAGCCACTGTATCATAAACAATATTTTCTGTTGCATAAATTTTATTGCCACCAACAGATTTTTCTCCATTAAATGAAAGTGTAGGACTACTGACACTATCACTACTTCTATCCTCACCAATAATATTAGTTAAATAATCAGTACTATTATTTTCTATTTTTACATAATAAGAATCCATATCAATATCAGTATCAACAATATGATGTTTTTTATTAAGTCTGCGTAAAGAAACACCTCCCATTTCATATTTTTGTATTGTACTATCTTTACTATGCTCAGTAGCAACAGTTCCACCAAAACCTCTAGTCAAAGAACTAATAGAAGTTCCACTTGCACTTTCATATTTAACTAATTCTCTACCATTAATTAAAAGATACCCTTTATTACTACTACTAACATCAACACCTTCAAAAGTATCAAATTTACTCATATCGGAAGCACTAATACTTAAATCAGTTGCGTCTTTAATTAAACTTGCTGTTATTTTAATTTCGGGAGTATCTGGTAATATATCAGAAAATCTAACTATATTAGTTCCACTATACATTCCATGATCAAAATGATCAACTTTCATATAAGTTCCATCATAATAATCTGAAAGATATGTTCCAGATGATGTTATATTAGTATCTGCAAGAGCAACTTGAGTTCCATTATTATCACAATAATTTAAATCATTATTACTAAATGTACTTCCAGCAACATT